CACCAAGCTAGGACGGCAGGAGATCTACGCCGAGGTGATCAACCCCGAGGAGGACGGCATCATCAAGCGCCAGTGGCTGAAGGTCTGGCCTGCTGACAAGCCGCTGCCCGAGTTCGAGTACATTTTTTTTTTCCACGATACGGCGACCACCGAGAAGACCACCGACAAGAAGGGTGACCCCGACCCGAGCGCCTGCTCAGTCTGGGGCTACTTCAAGCACGACAAGAAGCCCGCCATCCTGCTGCTCGACTGTTGGGAAGACCACCTCGGCCTGCCTGACCTGATCACAAGGGTGAAGCAGGAGATGAACGTCCAGTACGGTCAGGGCGACATGAAGCCGGTGATCAAGCCGCTGGTCGGCCCGAAGTCATCCTATCTGGTCGGACGTAAGCCTGACCTGCTCCTGATCGAGGACAAGGGGTCTGGCATCTCGCTGCGGCAGATGCTGGCTCGCGAAGAGATCCTCGCTTACCCGTACAACCCCGGCAAGGCTGACAAGTTGTCTCGCCTGCATATGGTGTCGCACATATTTGCGCATGGTTATGTTTGGGTGGTAGAGTCCGAGAAGCGTCCGGGGCAGATCAAAACGTGGGCGGAGCCATTGGTTTCGCAGTTATGCAGCTTTACCGGCGAGAAGTCTATTCGGCACGATGACTTGATGGACTCGGCAACACAGGCAGTCAGGTTCCTGAGCGACCGGAATATGCTGGCGGTCACAGTCAAGCCTCGCGAGCGTAAGGCAGAGCCGCCTAAAAACTACGTCAACCCGTATGCAATCTAAGAGAGTGATATGGACGAAATGAATGAAAAGCGCCCCGACCCGAAGGATCCTGCGGGTGAGCTATTTGACCTTGGGCAGGAGGACTCGGACGTTGTCGATACCGAGGACGGTGGTGCGATAGTCAAGATCAGTGACGAGCCGCTACCCGGCGACTCGCCGTTCTATGCGAACCTCGCTGAGGATATGCCGATCAGCGAGTTGGCTACCATCGGTACGCAGTTGAGCGACTTGGTCGAGAAGGACAAGGAAGCCCGCAAGCGCCGCGACGAGCAGTACGAGGAAGGTCTGCGCCGCACTGGTCTGGGCGATGACGCTCCCGGTGGCGCTGGATTCGTTGGCGCAAGCCGGGTGGTGCATCCGATGCTGACCGAAGCCTGCGTAGACTTCTCCAGCCGGATGATGAAGGAAGTATTCCCGCCCGGTGGCCCCGCCAAGGAGCGCACGTTCGGTCAGGCGACCAAGGACAAGTACGAGAAGGCCAGCCGGATTGCCCGGTTCATGAACTGGCAGATGACGCGCCAGATGCCTGAGTTCCGGGCTGAGATGGAGCAGATGTCCACCCAGATGCCGTTGGGTGGCGTCCAGTACCTGAAGCTGACATGGGACGCACGACGCAAGCGCCCGACGCCGACCTTCGTCTCGGTCGATGATGTCTACCTGCCGTTCGCCGCAACCAACTTCTATTCTGCCGAGCGCAAGACGCACGTTCAGTACATCACTAAGCTGGAGTACGAGAAGCGCGTATCGTCGGGTATGTATCGCGACGTTGACCTGTCGCCTGCGCCGATTGTGCCGGACGCCAGCAAGTCCGAGACCGCGAACAACAAGATCGAGGGTCGCTCGGGCGACACTTACAACCCTGATGGCCTGCGCACGATCTTCGAGATCTACGTCCAGTACGACATCGAGGATGGCCCGTCGCCGTACATCATCACGGTGGACAAGGCGACGCAGCAGGTGCTGTCGATCTACCGCAATTGGGACGAGGACGACGAGCTACGCGAGGAACTGACTTGGATCATCGAGTTCCCGTTTGTGCCGTGGCGTGGCGCGTATCCGATTGGCCTGACGCATATGATTGGTGGCCTGTCCGCAGCCGCAACCGGCGCTCTCCGGGCGCTGCTCGACTCCGGTCACATCAACAACTTCCCCGGCCTGCTGAAGCTGAAGGGCGGCAATGCTGGTGGCGAAACGACCCGTGTTGACCCGACCGAGGTGCATGAGATCGAGGGCAGCTTTGGTCAGGATGACATTCGCAAGGTCATGATGCCGTTGCCGTTCAACCCGCCTAGTCAGGTGCTGTTCACCCTGCTCGGCTTCCTTGTGGACTCTGCCAAGGGGGTTGTGCGCACGACGTTCGAGGAGTTGGCTGACAGCAACGCGAACACGCCTGTAGGTACGACGCTGGCTCGCATGGAGCAGGGCATGGTCGTGTTCAGTTCGATCCACGCTCGGGTGCATGATGCGATGGGACGCCTGCTAGAGACCCTGTACCGCATCAACAAGATGTACATGGACGAGCAGGAGATCTATGACGACATGGGCGAGTTGTTGGCGTACCGGACTGACTTTGATGGCCCCGTCAACGTCATGCCGGTGTCCGATCCGAACATCTACTCCGAGACGCAGCGGTTTGCCCAGATACAGGCTGTTGTTGCCAGAGCGCAAGCCCTGCCGCAGATCTATGACGTTCGGGCGGTCGAAGAGATGCTGTTGAAGCAGTTGAAGATCCCCGAGGGCGAGTCGCTGCTGATACCGAAGCCAGAGGTCAAGGAGATGAATGCGGTCAACGAGAACTTGGCTGCGACGATGTCCCGTCCGCTGGCTGCGTTCCCGGAGCAGGATCACCTTGCTCACCTACAAGTCCACCTCGACTTCATGCGCTCGCCAGTGCTTGGCTCGAACCGAGTAGCGGCTCCGGCTGCGCTGCCGATGCTGCTCGATCACTGCCGTGAGCATATGGTCTTGTGGTACGTCACGCATATGTTCAACGTCACTTCGGAGGCCGCTGGCGTCGATGTGAGCCTGCTGCTGAAGGATGCGACCAAGGCGGAACGCGCCGAGTTCGACCGGATGCTGGCTGCTGCAAGCCAGTCGGTGATCAACGAGGCCAACTCGACGATGGAGCAGATCCCGCAGATCATCGAGGAGATGGTTCAGTTCCTGCAATCGGTACAGCCGCCGCCTCCACCCGACCCGACCGCAGAAGTTGCTCAGGCGGAAATCCAGCGCAAGACGCAGGCCGACGCTGCCAAGGCTCAGGTGGATGCTGCTAAGGTTCAGACCGAGCAGGCCAAGCTACAGCAGCGCCAGCAGGAAAGCGCCGCAGAGTTGCAGCAGAAGCTCGCAGCGTTGCAGATGCAGATACAGGAAGCACAGATGCGCGAAGAGCGAGAGGACGCCAGAACACAGGCCGAGATCGCTGCTCGCATGAAGATGAATGCCGACGACAACACCACCGCGAAGCAGCTTGCCGCGCTGGAGATCGCGTCTGGCGAACGAATTGCAGTGTCTACCGGCACTGGAATAAACCCCAACCCGTAAGGAGAGCAACATGGAAGCAATGAATTTGCACAAGGCGATGGCAATGGGCAAGGGCTACCCGAAGGATGTGAAGGGCAGCGGTAAGGATCCCGCACCCAAGGCACCGATTCCTGATGGCAACGCCAAGAACCTGACCCGCATGAAGTCGTTTGAGGCCAAGACGCCAAAGGGCGGTATGTGATTGACAAGATTATCGGAAAGATAAAGAATGCGCAGCAGCAGGCGGCACTGGAAGCGGTGTCGCGTCCTCCCTCAGATGGGAAGGATGTTGCGTATATGTATGGTCAGCGAGTGGGTTATTACGCTGGCCTAGACCATGCACTAAGGCTTATCGAGCAGATCCTGAGCGATCAGGACAAGCGCGATGATCGGTTGTAAAACTACAGCATTGGAGAACGAAAATGCTATTGGAAAATCCAATTGAAATGTCGTATGACTCGCTTGAAGACGCATTCCCCGAGGTTGATTGTGGCATCCAGCCGCTAGGCTCAAGGGTAATTGTGCAGATCCGCAGGGCGAAGAAGGTAACCAAGGGTGGGCTGTATATCCCCGAGGAGGCTCGCAAAACCGAAGCCAGCAATACGCAGGTGTCAAAGGTGGTTGCTATCGGAGTGCTAGCATATCGCAACAGAAACACGATGGAGCAGTGGCCTGAAGGCGCGTGGTGCGCAGTAGGTGACTTTGTCCGCAGCCCGAAGTACGGCGGTGACCGCTGGACAGTGAAGTTGGGCGACGAGGAGATCGAGTTCGTTATGTTTGACGATCTAAACATTCTCGGCAAAGTTACTGGCGATCCGACCAAGATTCGGGCATTTATCTAAACGGCTGAAAGGAGTCGATAGTGAACACCAAGACAGATGAGACATTGTCGGAAGACGATGCAGACGAGCAACAGGGTAGTGAGTACGTTGCTGTAGAGCAAGAAGATGAGCGTGTAGAAGCGCGACAGGATGATGACGACGGCGAGGACGAGCGCCTTGATGCCGACAACGAAGACCGAGAGGAGCTACGTCGTCGCCGCCGTGAAGAGAAGGCAGAACGCGCACAGCGTCGTAAAGCTGCGATTGAGCGTGACAAGACTGAGTTGGAGTTCCTGCGCCGCAAAACGGAAGAGCAGGAGCGTCGCTTGGCTGCAATCGAGCATCGCTCTGCGACGAACGACTTTGCCGCACTGAATCAGCGCCTGAAGGATACGCAGGAAGAGATCAAGGCGGCTGAGTATGTGATTGCGAAGGCGACCGAGGCTGGCAATGGTGAGGACGTTGTGTCTGCCATGCGGGTGCGCGACGAGGCTATCGACAAGATGCGTCAGTTGTCTGCGTTGAAGAGTCGCGCAAACAATCAGCCGAAGCCGCAGCAAGCACAGCAGCAGGAACCTGCGCACAAAAGGCTGGCAGAAGATTGGGTAAGGATGAACCCGTGGTTTGATCCACAGGGGGGTGACGAAAAGTCCAGAAAAGTGTTAGAAATAGACAAAACTTTGACACAGGAGGGCTATAATCCTGAAAGCCTAGAGTATTGGCATGAGCTTGACCGCAGGTCAGAAACCGTCCGCCGAACCAAAGGCGGGCCTCCAATGGGGTCTGGTCGCGAGAGGGCTATAGCCACAAGCAAGAATGAAGTTTATATTTCACCAGAGCGCAAGCAGGCAATGATTGAGGCTGGTGTATGGGATGACCCCAAGGCTCGGCAGCGTTACTTAAAGTCGTATGCCGAGTGGGATCGAAACAATAATGCAACTCGCTGATAAGGAGTGAGAGATGAGTGACGAAAGACTAAAGAAAATTGCAGACCCTGCGCGACAATCGCGAGCCTCGCAGAATCGTGAGGTTACTGAAGAACGCCAGCTATCTGACGATGATCGAGTCGAGATGTTTAGACAGCAGTTTTACCAAAGCGCATTACCCGATCTCCCGCCAATACCGGGATATCACACTTGCTGGTTGACCACAACAAACCCTCGCGACTCTGTTCAAGCTCGCATGAGACTTGGATACGAGCCGATTAAGCCGGAAGACGCTCCCGGCTACGAGTACATAACGCTTAAGACCGGCGAATACGCAGGGCTTATCGGGGTCAACGAGATGCTGGCTTTCAAACTTCCGTTGAGGCTGTATCACGCCTTCATGGAGGAAGCTCACTTCAACGCACCACTGCGTGAGGATGAGAAGCTGGTAGCCATGACCGAGGCCATGCAGGAAGAGGTTTCTCGGGCGGGTGGCAAGTTGATTGAGGGTGATGGCATGGCAGACCTGCGCAAAGTTCCTGAGCGCCCTGTCTTCAATTGAATTGACTGGGTGCGAGGGTTTGATCTGACATATTTTTAAGGAAATATTATGTCGAACACTGTAAATGCACCTTTTGGCTTTCAGCCGGTGTATCACTCTAGTGGTTATGTTCGTCCACAAGCGATGACCATGACTGACAACTATGCTAACAACATCCTCCAGTATCAACCTGTGAAGATTGCTGCTGGCGTGGTTGCTCCTGTGACTGGCACCGAGGCTTTTGTAGGTACGTTCATGGGCGTAGAGTTCACCGACTCTGATGGTCGTCGTCGCGTCTCCAACAAATGGGTTGGTGGCAATATCGGCACAAACATCGTGGCCTACATTACTCTTGACCCACTGATCGTCTATCAGATCCAGTCCACTGCGACTATCAACGTAGACGACATCGGCGAGCAGTTTGATTTTGGCACCCCTACTGCCGGTTCTTTGACCACTGGTCTTAGCGCCGCAACACTGGACGCCGCATCGTCTGCTGCAAACGCCCAAATGCGTTTGATCGGGATCACTCCCGGCCCAGACAATGCTTTCGGTGATACTTATGTGATCTGCCAAGTGGAGATCTCTGAGCATCAGAACGTAGCTAACATTGCTGCATACTAAGGAGATCGGGTCATGAATAAATTCCTGTCTACCGCAATCTCGAAGGTTAGCGGCTTTTTCAAAGAAGTAGGTCACAAACTGCATGACGCGCTCTTTGCCTCGATGGTAAAGAGTGGTCTGATCATGTGCGCTGTTCCGATGCGTTCCACCGACTTCCGTAGCATCGTCGAGCCAATCCTGAACGAAGAGTTCGATGGCATCTACGATCAACGCGCAGACGAGTGGAAACAAGTCTTCACGCAGCGTAACGGTATTCCACGCAACTACCATGAAGAGCCAGTGCTGTACGGCTTTGGTGCTGCACCGGAACTGCCGGACGGTATGCCTGTGACTTACCAATCGGGCGGTGTGCTGTTCAACGCACGTTACGTCTATAAGGTCTATGGTCTGGCTTTTGCTCTGACCAAAGTCCTCGTAGAAGACGGTGACCACATCTCTATCGGTCAGACCTACGCCAAGCACTTGGCTCAGTCGCTGATTGAGACTAAGGAAACCCTGTGCGCGAACATCCTGAACCGTTCCTTCACTGGCGGCGCTTATGCTGGCGGTGACGGCGTGGCTCTGGTTGCAAACAACCACCCAATCGCTTCTGGTACGTTCTCGAACCAGTTGACCACTCCTGCGGCTCTGTCGCAGACCTCGCTTGAGCAGATCCTGATTCAGATCCGCAACGCTGTTGACAACAACGGTAAGCGTATTCGTCTGACTCCT